GGACTCTGGATCGGAGACCTTCGAAAGAGAAGTTCTCCGAAGTCGCGTATGGTGGTCCAGTCGCGAGCATGGGCGAACGCTCTACGTCCTGCCCGGCGGGCTTTTGCTGCGCGCGAGGATGGCAGCCTAGTAACGGCTGCCGGGCGTCCTCATCGCACCCTCGGTCGGGTAACGGAACTCGACCTTGAGCCCCAGGCGCTCAAGCTCGGCGGCAGCGGCTCGGGCGTTTGCGTTTGCCACGCCATATGGCCCCTCGTCGCGGCTAAACTCGTCGTACATGTCCTGGTCGCGGAAGTAGGTCATCACGACCATGCCAGGCATCCGCCGTCAAGCATAAAAATAGGCCCCCACCGCCGAAGCGATGGGGGCCTGCGGGCCTATGTGCCAGTCTAGGAGCTCTTGACGGAAAGCGAGTGGGAGAGCATGGCGACGGAGGAGTCGAAGCCGTAGAAGGTGCCGTCGATGAGGTCGACCTTGTCGGCGCTCATCGAGCCGTCCTCGTTGAGCCAGTACCACTTCCCGCCCACCTGGACCCAGCCGGTGCGCATGGAGCCGTACGGCGGGTCGCCGTGGGTCTCGGAGAGGTAGTACCACCTCCCGCCGACCTGCTGCCAGCCCGTGAGCATCCAGCCGTCGGCGTCGAACAGGTACCAGCGCCCGCCGATGCGCTCCCAGTCGGAGGAGGTGTAGGAGCCGTCGGCGTGGCGGTACCACCAACGGCCGCCATCGGCCTGGATCCATCCGTCCAGCGCGTTCCCGTAGGCCGAGGCGCGGTGCCTAGAGGATCATCATGGCGAGGCACAACCCGAAAACCGCGCCGATGATGCCCCAGCAGATGGCGCCCACTAGAGCACGCCCGCGTTGATTGCGCGCTGGAGGGCCGTGGTGGTGTAGCCGCCCCAGCTGCCGTCAACCGTGCAGGCCGTCCTCTGGCCGTTGTGCCAGTACCAGTAGCAGCCGACGTTCAACAGGTGCTGCTGGAGGGCCATCACGGAGTAGCGGTCAAAGTCGCCGTCACAGTTGCGGGCGTAGGTGCCGCAGTTGTAGCGGAGGTACTTCTGGAGGTGGAACTTGGTGTAGTACCCGAAGTCGCCATCGATGACGTACTTCCCTGCGGGGTACCAGCCGCCGCGCCTGATGGCGTACTGAACGTTGGTGAACGTGAGCGGCCCAGCGTAGCCGTCATAGGCAAGTATGGCCTCGGGCGGGTCGATGAAGCCGTCGCCTTCACCCTCGGGGGCGCTCGGCGCGTCAGGGACGCTCTCGCCGTCGTAGTCGGGCACCACGGCGTAGCGGACGTACCTCCAGTCGCGCGTGCGCCGCTGCACCTTCCCGTTGTCCACGTTGCCCTCGATGGTCTGGACGTAGCTCCCGCAGTTTGCCTCGCACAGGCACGTGTGGTCGAGGTCGCCGTCATCGGCGGACCAGCTGATGAGCAGCACGTCTCCGGGTTGCGCGTCGCGCGGGTTAGCGCGGGTCTTGCCAGCGGCGACAGCCGCGCGCTTGATCGCGGTCGTGGACGCCGCCGGCATCCCCGCGCAGGTCGCGCCCGCGTGGCGCAGGCACCAGCTGGTGAACATGGCGCAGTACGGGACGCCCGTGGTGCCGAAGTACGAGCCGTGGTCCTCTGCGTACTCGCGGCCGTACTTGGTGCCCTGCTCGGGGTCGGCGAAGCGGTCGTAGCCCAGCTCGCCGCGAGCGACGGCGAGGACGTCTGTTGCGGTGGCCACTAGGCATCATCCCCATCGGGGTCGAACGTGGGAGCCACGTCCTCGGGATCCCGCCCGTCCTGCGCCTCGACCTCGGCGCGCGTGGCCTCGTCAATCTCATCTGCCATCGCTAGCCCTCCTTGGGGGTCTCGTAGGTGAGGGCCTGGGCGGAGTCGCCCGTGCCCTTGGTCGTGGGGTCGGTGACTGCCGTCCAGAGCTGGACGAGCATTGCCACGACAACCACGGGGTTGCCCAGGGCGGAGACAAGCGTCTCGCCGAGCTTTGCCCACGTGGTCATGTCGCCCCACTGCGCGCCCACGCCGCACACCAGCGGCAGCACGACAGCGCACACGACCTGCGCCCACCAGGTGGGGTTGTGCAGACGCACCTTCCAGTTGATGTTCATTTCGTTTCTCCTTGTCCGTCACTTGCCTGTCACTCGTCCGCCTTCTCGCGGGCGTCGCATCCGCGCTCGATGCGCTCAACGCGCTTGAAGAGCGTCGCTATCTGCTCCGTGTGGCGCACGAGCGTCTGTGCGTGATCGTCGAGCTTGCGACTCATGTCGCGTACCGTGTCCCTGGTCTCGCGCGCCATCTCGTTGTTGCGGTCCAGCTTGTCGTTGACAAGCTGGTTGCGCATGACCTCCTCGTTGGAGGACTTGTGCCTGTTGCCGAGGAAGACGACGAACGCGAGAAGCAGCGACAGCGCGCCGATGACTGAGCTCGCGAGCGCGATCATCTGGCTCACTTCCATCCGGTCACCTCCCCTCGGCAAAGAAGCGGGGGCCGCGCCCGAAGGCGCGACCCCCTTGGCGGCTAGGCCACCCTCGCGACCGCGAGGGACGTCTGGCCGATGGTGCCCGAGACCCCGGAGAGGGTCAGGGACAGCACGCGGCCGTCACAGCCCGCACGCACGATGGCGGACACGGGCAGCGTGACAGTTGAGCCTGCGGCTACGGTCGCCGCAGAAGACGTGACAGCGGCCCCTCCCGCGAGGAGCGTGACCGCCGCCGTGCCGGCTTCCGCCGCGGTGAGGGCGACGGTGCCGGTGACGAGCCACCAGGTGCCGCCGCATCCCCCTGAGAGGCGGATTGAGCCGCCGGAGCCTGAGACGCCGCAGCCGTATCGGCTTTGGGCGCTCCCGAGCGGGATGGTGCCGCCAGATGCGACCGTGGTGCCGCCGGGGCTTGAGAGGAAGGCTCCTCCGAGCATGGAGACCACCCCCTAAAACCCGCACCCGCCACAGCAGGACTGCCCGTAAAACGGGTTGGCACCTGCCGTGTATGCGGTGCTGTTCGGATATCGCACCACGCCGCAGAGCTGCGCCTGGAGGTTCAGCTGGTTGATCTGGTTCTGCTGGGCGGCGATGGTCTGCTCGAGCTGCGTCTTCTCCAGAGCGGCAAACTTGGCGTCGATGTTGGCGTTGACCGCGTCGATTCCGCGCTGCGTGGTGCAGCAGCAGTCGGCCATCTGGCGGGACAGCGCGTAGTTGCCGTCCTTGACGGCGTCCTGCGTCTGGGAGAAGTTGCGCAGGTTCTCGTAGCCCACCGAGGACAGTCCCTGGGAGAGCTGCATCATGTGCAGGTCCTCCTTGTCGGAGAGCCTGCCGACCGCGTTCTCCAGGTTGTTGAAGTTCATGGCATCGCACAAGCCAGCCTCGGTCACGGGCTGGCCGTTGGTATTTCGGTTCCAGCCGTTTCCGAACATGAAGAGGAACAGGACGATGATCCACCAGGCGCCTCCGCCCCATCCGTCACCGTTGCCGTTCCTCGTCGCCATTTGCAGTGCGTCGCCAAGGCCTACGCCCATGGTCTCCTCGGCCATGATTGGCTCCTTTCGTTTTCGGGGTGAAAGTGAATGCGCATAAGAAAGGCCCCTTCTCGGGGCCTACATCCTGCCCATCGGAACCACCTCCCAACAGGTTTGTCTCTTTGGTTGATTTGATCGTCGCTTACCTGATGCCGAGTACCTGGGCTATCTGTCTTGCCTCGGCGATGGTCCTGTTCAACTGGTCGCTCGTGATTCCACGCTCAGCGCAGATGCGCTCCACCTGCGCCCTTGCTTGCTCCGGAGTCATCGAGCGCAGCATCCGGCTCAGCTCCGAGAGATCCGGCTGCGGGCTGGTCGATGCCTGCCGCCTTGCGAATAATGGGTTCATACTGCTTCCTCCACTTCTCGAACTCGGACTCGGCCTCAGCCTCGCCCTCGATAACCTCGTGGAACTCGTAGGCCTTGACGGTGGACACGTTGTCGAAGCCCGTCTCCTTGACGTAGAAGCGCGGCTCGCTGGCGTCCATGAGCAGCACGCGGCTACCGAGCGGGCATGCGCACTGCCGTGCCTCCACCTCGCCGGAGACGAAGCGGACGTTTGAGAGGCCGTCGCTTGCCTGCTGGGGCTGGGGCGGCTGCGCCCATGCGGGCAGCGTCGCCCCCATCGGCTGGTAGGGGTACTGCTGTTGATAGGCCTGGTACGGATACATCGCTTCTCCTTTCTAGAGGCTGCGTGTCTTGCCTTGGCTCCCAACGGTGACCTCGCTGGCGACCCTCGGGGATTCCGTATCCCGATACAGCACGACGCCCGTCACCGTCGGCTACTGGATTGACGGCTCTCCGGTGAAGAGGGCCGTCGTCAGGCTTGGTGCCGTCGGCTCAAGCAGGTCTTCGGTCACGAGCTTCGGGTTTCCCGTCAGCCGCATAGTCTCGCTCTGCGTCTGCAACGACTCCAGTAGCACGCCCTAGATCCCGATGGAGTCAGGCATATCCAACATTGCGGCATGGGGAACAAGCGTCTTTGCCACGACTGAGGGCGTCGGCGTTTCCTGCGGCTCGTCAAGCTCGTTTGCGGGCGGCTACGCAATCGTTGAGTACGTCGAGTAGCATCCGCACCTCAAGCGGACGGCTGCCTTGAGGCCTATTCGAGCAGCAGGGCCAGGAGCGTGACCTTAATTGCCGACGAGGTATAGGTCGGGTTGACCCTCACCGTAATGCCACCATCGTCGAAACTGATCTCCTCAACGGTGCACCAGGAGCAACGTATCGGGATGAAAGTCCAGTCGCTCGTCGTGCCCTGGTACCCCATATAGATTTTTTCGTTCCACTCTCCTACTACACCTGACGTTTTAACGGATTCAAGAATCTTCCAGTCCCTGACGCACACCGAATCCCCGAGGGAGGCGAGCGAGGTTACCGTGGGCAGCAGGAGCTTGCACGACGGCGTGAGGCCCGCGAGGTCGACCTCCGCGATGGCCACCACTGCGGTCGCGTCCCCGTCTAGGATGCTGCCCTCGGTGAGAGTCGGCGCCTTTGCCGCCGACTCGCTTGACGCCGGGGTGCCGCGCAGCACGCTCCACGAGACGGTCTCGATGTTGTTGTTCGAGGCGTCCCTCTTGTAGGTGAGCACCGCGAGGTCCTTGCGGTACTGGCCCTGCGTGCCGTTGGTCACCGTCAGGCTCTCGGCGCTCTTCACGCGCACGAATCGGCCGTCGAACATGATGCCGCCGGTGTCGATGACGAGCGTGTTGGCGTTCCTCATGGAGCACTTGAGGCCGTTGCCCAGGTCGAGCGCGTAGCGCCCCTTGCCGAACCCGCCCGCGTAGAGCGCGCCGATGTCCTCGGAGTCCACGTGGTTCGTGCCGGCCTTCGCCGTGACGATCTCGGTTGCCATGCGCTACTTCCCTTCCGCGAGGAGCTTGTCCATCGCCTTGACGTATGCGTCGCTTATCTGGCGGTACCTGATGGCGTGCTCGGGACAGAGGCACACGCTGAGCGTCGCCCCGCTCGCCGTCGGCACCTGCTGGTCTATGACCCAGCCGTAGTCGCCTATCTCGGAGGACGCCGCGCAGAGCTTCATCTCGCAGCCCTTCACGTCGCACTCGCAGAAGTCGTATCCGGTCTCGTGCATCGCTCCCCCTACTCCGTCTTGTAGCTCACCGTGGCCGTGCCGTAGGCGTCCACGGAGAGCACCTTCTTGGAGACGCGGGCCGTGGCCGATATGCCCGTCCTCGCGTCGGTGCCGCCCACGGTGTCGCCCACGTCGTAGCGGTCGTTGCTCGCTCTGAGCCTGACGCTCACCGAGCGCGACTGCCCAAAGTAACCCTTGAGGCGCTTGGTGCCGTCCTCCACGAGCTTGTCCCGGTCGGCGTTGGTGTAGTCGTAGTACTCGGCGCTCTCAAGCGCACCCTTGAGCGTCTGGGTCTCGGAGACGTTGCCGTCCGCGTCCATGTACAGCTCGACGGCGATGCGCTCTTCCTCCTCGCCGCCGCCACGCCCCACGAGGTGGTTCACGGGCTGTCCGTCAACGTCCACGAAGACGTCAACGAGGTCGCTGTCGAACTCCTCATCGGCCGACCAGTCCTTGGCTGGCAGCGCGGAGAGGACGGCGCGCTCACCGTCGTGCCTTATGTGCAGCTTCGCGCCCACGCTGTCCAGCATCTCGGTGATGCCCTCGTAAGCGTCCTCGTAGAGGTCGAACTGGTAGCTGCCGATGGCGATTCCGCTGCTGTCTGGGCTTGCGGCCATGCAGGACGCAAGGCCGATACGCTCGATGAGCTGGGCGAGCACGACATTCGCCTCACCTGAGACCGTGAGGTGGCTCTGGCCCGCGTCGGGAACGAGCACCTTGTGCCGGAGCATCCCCGCCCAGGTCGGGCCCTTCCACCTGACATCGCCGTCCTCGCTCGTGACGTGGGTGAGCATCCCGCCCCACTCGGTGCCGTGGGCGTAGACGTAGCCCCACTGGACGAACTGAGGGCGGTTTGGGCCGTCTGAGAAGACGAGCTCGAAGTCGTTCTCGTCGGAGCCCCACGCGAAGTCGGCGGAGTCGGGGGCGAGCACCATGATGTCGCGCCCGTCTGCGTCCTTGAGAACTAGGTCCACGGGAGCCGTCCCCTCCTCTCTATGAGCGTGAGGTCGAAGCCGAAGCCCTGAGGCCACGTGACGCTGGCCAGCCCCGGCTCGATGCGCTGGAAGACGTAGGAGCCAGAGCCCTCGCTGCCGCGCACCCTCTTGTCGAAGGCGTTCTGGGAGTTGCCGTACATGTCGGAGAGCACGATGGCGTCACCAGCCATGCTTGACTTGCGCGTGCTGTCTATGACGAGAAGCCCGCCTTCCGGCACGGTCACGTTCACCTGGTATACGTTGGAGTTGACGCGCACGTAGGGCGCGAGTGCGTAGCCGTAGACCGTGATGCGGAAGTCGCACGGCTCTATGCCCGGCACCTCGACCTCGGTGCCCACCGACTGGCGCGCGCCGTAGTCATGCGGGTAGTCGTGGGAGTAGTCAAGCTGCTCGTTGCTTATCTGTGAGCCGGAGGACGGCAGGAAGCTGCGCGTGACCTCGCGGCACCACGAGGGGTCGTCGGCAACGAGCGTCACGTCGTAGGAGAGGTGGCCGTGGTCCCACACGGCGTTGCCGCCCGCCGTTACGTAGCACGTGAGGTACCACTCGCCGACGTGGAGTCTTCCGGGCGTGCCCTCGCGGGCGTCGCGGTCGCACAGCTCCAGCATCCGCATCGCGCTCTCGTGTGCCTCCTCGCCGTAGCCGACGAAGGAGATCGCCGCCGTGCAGGAGCGCTGCTGGCGGGCGTAGGCGCGGCCGCTTCGGGTCAGCTCCCAGCCCCTCAGCTCCGCGCCCGTGATTCCCGAGGAGACGCCAGAGAGGTCGAACGTCTCGCCGCCGGAGGTCTCGTATGCCATCCTCGTCATTGCCGTGTGAACCCCAGACTCTCAAGATAGCGCGCGAGCGTGCGGTCTGGGACCAGCACGGTCGGCGCGCTGCCGCTGATGATTCCGCCGAGGTCACGCCGCAGCCCCTCGATGGCGGCCACGACCTCCCCATCGCTTGCCTGTATCCTCGCCGCCACCTCCTCGCCGATGATGTCGGCGAAGGGCTGGCTGTAGCGCCTGTTGGTGAGCGGGACGATGGCCTCGGCCCCCGCCTCGCCCACGATGTCGAGCGGCACGGCGCGGGTGGCGATCGCCCCGCTCGCGTGCAGGCGCACGCCTCCGCTCGCGTGCGGGCGGATTCCTCCGCTCGCGTTACCGTTGCCGCCGAAGAAGTCGGCGATGTTGCGCACGATGTTCACGGTCGCGGTGGCCGTCTTGTCGAGCCAGTCGCCGAAGTTCCAGCTGTCGCGGTCGTCGAAGGCCTTCTGGACGCCGTTCTCGCTGATGGTGATCGCGCCGTCCTTGCTCTGCAGCGCCGTCCCGTTCCACGTCCAGAGGTTGCCCTGGGCGTCGGTCAGCTCGGTGTCCTCCAGCGCGACGTTTCCGTCCTTGTCGACCAGCGCCGTGCCGTTCCAGGTGTAGACGTTGCCCTGGGCGTCTATGAGAGAGGCGTCCTGGATGTTGATGTTGCCGTCCTTGTCCTGGATGGGCGTGTCGTTGTAGTGCTGGATGAAGAAGACCATGGAGTCGATGTTGCCGCCGCACGCGTCGGCGAGCTGCTTGAGGTTGTCGCTTCCGATGCTGTTCAGGTCCTCGGTAGACACTCCGGCGTCAGCGAGCTTGATGGAGAGCTCGCCCAAGTCGCTACCGACCTCGGAGAGCTTGTCGCGCATGCCGTCCATGCCCGTGAGGGTGCTGACGATGGCGTCCGCGACGTCCTTTGCCGCGTCGGAGATGCCGGACGCGGCGATTTCCGCCCTCGCGGCCCAGTAGTCCTCGGCCTGAGCTGCCGCCTGCTGAGTTTTGGTGAGGTCGGAGACGTTCTGCTCAAGCTCGGGCACCTCCTTGTTGAGCTTGATTGCCTCCTCGTGCTCTTCCTTCGTCCACGTGCCGCCGTTCTGCGGACCCTTCTCATTCAGCTCGTTGAGCCTCTCCTGCTTCTCGGCGAGCTGCTCCTTAGCCATCTGGAGGTTGTAGGTGGCCTCGGCCTCCTCCTCGATGTACTTGGTGGCGAGGTTGCTCATGGCCTCGGCCTGCGCCTTGCGCTTCCACGCCTCGGCGTTGTCATCTATCTGCTGCGTGTTCTCCTGGATGGTGCCGCTCTGGTCGGCGATGACGCCGTTGACCTTGTCCACGACCTCGTACTGCTCGCCGGTGACGTCGTTGTAGCCCTTGACGGCCTGCTCCAGCTTCCACTGCTCGGTCGCCGTGAGGTTGCTCTTGTTCGCCAGCTCGTCGATGACGGAGACGTACTGGTCGAGCTTTGCCGTGCTCTTGTAGTACTCGGTAAACGTGTCCCTGACCGAGTCGTTGAGGTCGGCCATCGACTGGAGCACGCCGTCCGCGTCAGGCTTGATGGAGCCGATAGCGTCACCAAGGCCGGACGCCGCGCCCTGCGCGTCGCCGAGGATGCCGGCGGTGGTCTGCGTGGCCCTCGCCAGAAGCTCCTCGTGCTCCCTCGCCTGCTTGAACTTGTCGACGAGCGCGCCGATGACGGCGACGACGCCGGCTATCGCCAGCCCAGCCAGGCCAGCCTTGAGCAGCCCCAACCCCTTCGTCATGAGGCCGCTCGCGGCGTTCGCGAGCTTCTGCTTGGTCGTGAGGCCCTGCATGGCCTGCGCGAGGATCTGCGTCTGCGTTGACTCGTCGGCCATCGCGAGCGTCGCGTCGCCCACGCCGCTCGCGAGCTTGCTCCACACCGTGCGCCCCGCGCTCACCTTCTTCCTCAGCCCGTCGAAGTTGATGCCCAGGGTCGACATGATGGACAGGCCGGGGCCGAGGGCTGCGGCGATTCCGCCCGCGTAGACCACCATCTGCTTCTCGCCGTCGGACAGCTTCATGAAGCCGTCGTAGGCGCCCTGCGCGAGGTCTCGGAACTGCTGGAGGGCCGGGAGCATGGCGTCGCCGAGCGCGCTTCCCGCGTTCTGCGCGATGTTGTCGAGCTGTGAGAGGGTGCCCGACAGGCCCTCGGCCTTCTTGTTCGCCTCGTTCGCGGCGTCTCCCGCGTTGCCCCACTGGTCGGAGACGCCGTCCCACGCGTCGCGGCTCATCTGCAGGTTGTCCGTCAGGCTTGAGACGCCGTCGCCGGTCTTGTCGATGACCTGCATGAGGCCCATGATGGCCTGCTTCTGGCGCACCGCCGTGATCTTCAGGCCCGCGAGCGTCGCGTCGGCCGAGCCGCCGTTCTCCTCGACCTGGTTCAGTCCGCGGATCCACGCCATGAGGGCGGACGTCGGGTCGTTCTCCCACGCGCTGGCGAAGTCGTCGGCGCTCATCTGCGCCACGTCCGCGAACGCCTGAAGCGAGCTCCCACCGCCCGCCACGGCCGACTCTATGTCCGAGAAGGTCTTGCTGATGGCCGTGCCCGCAGCCTCGGCGTTCTGGCCCGTGGACGCGATGGTGGACGACCACGCGAGGATGTCTGGCGTGCTCATGCCGATGATGGAGCCCATGGAGCCGATGCGCTCGGCCACGTTGGCGATGTCGGTCTCGGTTGACGCGCCGTTGTTGCCGAGGCGCACCAGGGAGTCCGAGAAGCCCTGCATGTTGTCGGCGGTGTCGCGGGTGATGTTGGAGAGGTGGCCCAGCACGGCGGCGGCGTCCTCGGCGTTGAGGTCGGTGGCAACGTCGATGTTGGAGACGACCTCGGAGAATTCCTTGAGGTTGTCGGTTGAGATGCCCAGCTCGCCGCCGATCGCCTGGATCTCAAGTATCTGGTCGGCTGAGGTGACGTGCGTGGTGGAGAAGTCGATTGCTGCCTCGCGCAGACCCTCGAAGTCGGTCTCGGTGCCGTTGACGGTCTTGCGCATGTCGCGATACGCGCTGTCGATGTCGGCTGCGGAGTCGAGCGCCGCCTGGCCGAGCTGCGTCATGGCTGGCGTGAGCGTCGCCGACAGCGTCATTCCGAGGGACTTCACGTTGCTCCACGTGACGCCCGTCGCATCGTCGGTCTTGCGCATCGCACCGGCGTAGTCGTCGGCCGCCTGCTTGGCGTCCCTTATCTGGGCCGTCAGCTCCTGGAAGCGCTTCGCGTCGGAGGCGTCCGAAAGGGCCTGCTCGGCGGTCTTTGCCCTGTCCGCAAGGTCCTCGACCTCGCCGCTGGCGCGCGTGATCTCGACGGAGAGCGACCTGTAGTTGTCCGAGGAGGTGTCCCCGGCCTGCTCAAGCTTCCTCTGGGCGCTCAGCAGCTCGGATAGCTCGCCCTTCGCCTTGGACAGCTCGGAGTTGACCTCGGCGTAGTTCGCCTTGGCCTGCTCCACGGATACGTTGACGTTCTCCATGGACTCGGCCACGCGGTCGATGCCCCTGTCCTTGAGCGACGAGAGCTCCGTGCCCAAGAGCTCGGCCTTCCTCGCCGAGAGGTCGGAGAGCTGGGCGAGGTCGCCCATCTTGCGCTGCGCCGCCTCCACGCTCGTGGGGTCGAGCCTCATGGCCTCGTCCGCCGCCTTGAGGTCGTCCGCGAGCACCTTTGACGCGTTGTCGATGCGCTCGACCGCCGCGCGGGTGGACTCGAACGACTCGCTCGCGCCGGTCGGGAGCTTGACCTCGTTCATCTGCCTTGCGAGGCCGCCGATCTCGGCGGTGAGGGTCTGCGTCGAGACGTCCAGGCGCTCGAACTCGGCCACCTGCTTAGCGGCCTCGTTCTCGTCGAAGGCCTGCTGCCACACGCCGCGCAGCTGGATGAGGCTCTGGTACTCGGAGTCGGTGATGATGCCGAGGTCGCGCAGGGCCTCGGCGGTGGACTCGATGTTCTCCTCGTTCCTGATGTCGAATCCCCTGCCGAAGTTCTCGGCTGACGACGCGGCCTTGTTGATGGACGAGTAGACCTTCTCAAGGGCCGCGTCCACGGCGTTGTAGCGGTCGAGGGCCTGCCTCGCGGCGAGGCCGGCGTTCTCCGTCTGGCTGGCGAGCTCGCGCACGGTCATGGTCGTTCCCGCGGCGTGTATGTCTCCCAGCTCGTGGTAGGCCCGCGTGGTCACGGAGAGCTGCGCGCCCAGGTCCTCGGCGCGGTTGGAGAGGAGCTTGAGCTGGGTCTTCGCGCTGCCCAGGTTGCCCCCGTCAAAGCGCATGGCCTTGTTGACGGCCGACAGCTGCCTCTGCGTCTCGCTCGCGGCCTGCTTCGCGGCCCTGAGCGCGGCGGTGAGCTTGGAGGTGTCGCCGCCGAACCTGATGGTCAGTCCCTTGTAGGTCTCGGCCACGAGCAAACCCCCAAGCCGTACGATTTCCTATCCGAAGAACGCCCTGATGTCCGCCTGCGTGGCGTCCCTGACGTCAGGGCTCCTGCCGGTCGCGGTCCCCGACCTCGGGCGCTGCGAGTCGAGCATCATGAGAAGGCACTGCAGCGGCATGCGGCACAGCTCGTCGAACGGGACGTGCTCGCGCAGACCCGCCATGAAGAGCGCCGTGAAGGCCAGCCGCTCGTCGGGGCCGCCGTCATGGTTGCCGCCGCGCCCGTCACTTGTCTGTATCGGCGTGGGCTCGAAACAGGCCGCGCTGTGTCTCCTCGTACACAGCGGTGTTGACGTCGAGCATATTCACGGGGCCGAGCTTGGCCACCCACTCGTCGAAGTTGGGGACGGGGCGCGACTGCGGCATGCCGTCGGCGCGGTCGACTTGCTCGCCGGTCTTGAGCATCGCCCATAGGACGCGCAGTGACGCCTCCCACTTGTTGGCGGTGTAGTCGAGCACGGTGTCAAACTGCGCCGGGAAGGCGGCGCTCACGAGCGCCTTGACCTCCGCCGGAAGCTCCCGGCCGCCGTTGGCGCGGGAGAGCGCGGACATGACCACGCCGGACGTGACCCACTCGGTGCCCTCGACCCCGCGCTTGAGGTCGACCTTGTCGTACCAGTCCGCGATGAGGGATGAGTGGAAGGTCTGCTCGTAGAGCATGAGGGTGTAGGGGCTCGCCACGATCGTGCGCGCGCCCGTGCCGTCCACATCGAACTTGGCCATTCTGCGTTCCTTTCGGTAGGTGTGAAAAAGTCGCGCGACGGGCACCGACCTACCAGCGGTGCCCGTCGCGCGGCCATTTCGCGGGTGGGGCGGGCCCGTGCGCCCGCCCCGTCGCTTGCCTGCTGCCGCCTGCCCTACTCGCCCTCGGTCGGGAGGAGCACCGCGCCCATGAAGCCGTCGTACTTCGTCTTGTTCTGCTCGGTGTTCTCGATGCTGCCCTTGACCACGTTGTGCGTGGCGCCGTTGACCTTGAGGTCGCGCCCGATGGCCTTGAAGGAGAAGGACTGCGTGTCGGGGTTGGTCTGGTCGCTCTTCGTGTTGGCGTTGATGCCGGGCCGGGAGAGCGTGCAGTTGTACAGGACGATCCGCTGGTCGACCTCGTTGCCGGTCACCTCGAACATGAGCGCGAACTCGACTGTCTTGGCGTCGGTGGTCTCCAGAATGAGGCCGCCGTCGTTGACGAAGCCGAGCAGGTCCTCCATCTGCTTGTCCTCGGCAGCGGCGATCTCGAAGGTGCCGTCGTAGCCGCCGTTAGTGGAGAAGGAGGCGTACTTGACGTTGTCGGCCCAGAAGTCGGAGTCGGAGCCGGACGCGGTGAGGGAGAGGGAGACGGAGCCGACGATGGCAACCGGGGTGCCGTACTTCTTCTGCTTTGCGTCGTAGACGGAGTAGTGGGCGTTAGAGAGACCGAATCGAACCTTGCCCATGGCTGGTTCCTTTCTATTCGTTTCTTGGTGTGAAGGAGAAGGTGTATGAGACGAGGCGGCAGTGCTCTGAGTCGACCCAGCCCTCGTCGATGCGGCAGGGACCGTAGGCGGCCCTTATCGCGTCTGCCAGGCGTGACTCAAGGTCGAGGTCTGGCTCGGACTCGTAGAGCTCCACGCGGAAGGTCGGTATCAGCGCGTAGTCGGAGTTGTCTGCGGAGAACGCGCCGTCCTCGTCGCGCAGGTAGACGAAGAACGGCGGGGACGGGGCGCCACCGCCGCCGCTCCCGTCGGCTATCGGCCAGGCCATGAGGGTGCCTGGGATTCCCAGCGCGCTCACCGTCCTGAAGACGTGCTCGTAAGGCGTCATAGGCCCACGTCCAACCTGTCCCTCGCGGCCCTGAACGCGACCTCGAAGCCCCTCTCGGCTGCGGGGGCAACGTGCTCGCGGCCCGCGACCCTCCCGCCGCCGATGGTTGCGTGACCCTTCTCAAGGAGGTGCGGAAGGCCCGGCATGGTCGAGTACACGACGGCCTCTGGGCTGTCGCCGCCCCTCTTGACCTTCGTCCTGATCGATTTCGCGTATCTTCCCCGGCCTGCGAACTTCTCGCGGGCACCGGACCGCCAGAGCTTCGCGGACTCCCTGGAGCCCTCGACGACGGCCTCGTCCAGCGCGCCCGTACACGCCCGCCTGGTGTCTCCGAATATGCCCTCAAGGGACGATGCGAAGAGGTCGGCGTCGACCGAGATGTCACTCGCCATTTCTGACGTGCCTCCCAAGCTGGAGGCGGGTCATGTCGCCCTTGACGCTGACCTTCTCCACGTCGCACTCGACGCCGTGGTAGGCGGCCAGCTGGGGGCTCCCGAGCGCCTCGTACTCCTGCGTGCGCACCTCGACCTCGGCGTCGGCGCGGAGGCCGGCGTCTACGGCGGTGGCCCACGCGTAGGAGCCCACGGTGCGCGGGTTGCAGTAGAGAAGAGCCTTCGTGGGCTTGCCCGCGTGCCACGCGCCCGCGGCGTCCTGCGCCTTCTCTGGCGTGGAGACGAGCGTTATCTGGTCGTTGAACCTCATTCGCCCCCGCCTCCCGCATCGTCGGTGCGGTAGCGCGTGGGCATGTTGAGCATTGTCCTGACCAGGTCCTCGAACGCCTCGCGGAACGTGGCGGCGTCGTCGTTGTCGTATCCGAAGCGCCACTTGCAGTAGCTGATGACGGCGGCCTGGCACAGCGGGTCCATTGAGCCATCGGAGAGCATGGCGGCGGGGACGCCTCGCGCCTCGAGCTCAAGCTTACCCGCCGCCACGTAGGCCTCTATCTCCGGGTCGTAGACGTCGGAGGTGACGCGCAGGGCCACCTTCACGGTATCGATGAGCGCCAACGGGCGTCACCTCCATTCGTCGCTTGTCTGCCGCCTAGCCGTTCTTCTTGGGGGCGTTGATGACGAGAAGGCCGTTCACGTCGCCGAGCTTGCCGTCGACGATGGTCTGCATCTTCATCTTGGTGAGGTTCTTGTCCTCGTCCAGCCACTTGACGGAGCGCATGCCCGCCTGCTGGTTGACGATGTACTTGGACATGTCGCCGAAGACGATGCAAGGGGTGTCGGCAGCGCCGCCCTTGGCGTCGTCGTAGTTCGGCAGGATGTCCTCGGGGACGATCTTCACCTGCTTGCCCATGAAGCGGTATGCCGTGTCGTGGGCGCCGTCCATGCCGTAGTTCACGCGGGCGATGGGCTGGCCGGTGGTGTCGACCATGCCGTCGATGTAGGTGTCCCAGGTGCCCTGGCTCATGTAGAACTTGCCGAGTCTGCGGTAGGGCGCGGGGAGCTTGGAGAGGATGGTCGCCCAGCCGCCCCACTTGGCGATGTCGGCCTCGGCGAAGGTGACCTTGTGGTCGGCGGTGACGCGGCTGTCCTTGAGGATGCCGAGCGGCTGGCCGGTGCCGGAGCCGTTCATGATGGCCTGCTCGAGCGCGCGCACCATGGCCTCGGCGACCTTCTCGGGGTACTGGCGCTGGAACATGTCGAGCGTGGTGGCCTGCGCGAGGAAGGACTGCGCGACCTTGCACTCAAGCATGTAGTACAGGAAGGAGATGCGGGTGGCGTCGGTGGCCTTCTGGGTGTCGGAGGGCTTGGCCTCGGTGACCCAGCTGGCGGTCGGCAGGTAGTCCCAGATGGAGATCTCGAGTCCGCCCTGGACGGAGAGCTTGGTCACCTCGGGGTAGATGGTGCCATACTCGCTCATCTTGGAGATGATCTGGTTGGAGAGCGTGGTGGGGATGAAGTGAGGCACGTCGGTGGTCTGCGTGAAGGCGTCGGCGCGCACGTTTGCGGGGCGCATGCCGGGCTGCACGAGGCCTGCGGGGTACTCCTTGCCTCGGCAGGTGTACTCCATGAAGGCGCGGTTGTACTCCTCGGTGTCGAAGGGGTCCTCGCTGCGCACGACCTGGAATCCGCGCTGCTGGGCGGCGCCGATGGCCTGCATTCCCGTGACGGGCGTGCCCGCGCCCGCAGCCACGGCAGCGGCGGCGGAGGAGCGCTGCTGCGCGGCGCCCATGGCGTCTGCCATGGAGCGGCGCTGCTCCTCGTCGGCGAGCATGTCCATCTCGGCCTTGAGGTCGGCGGTGGCCACATTGGACTCGGCGCTCAAAAGCTCCTCGCGGATGGCGGAGCGGCGTGCGTCGAGGTCGGATGCGGAGCGGTACTGCTCACGCGTCCACTTCTGGAACTCCATCTTCTGTTGTCCTTTCTCGGTTTGGCTAGACGGCAAGCGCAAGGGCCATGCGCTCCCTGCGTGCCCTGTCGCGCGCCAGCAACTCCTGCCGTCCCGCATCGATCACTCCGTCGATGTGGGAGCGCGCGTGAATCTCGGTCCCCTCGTTGGCGGGCATGGACACCGCCGAGACGTCGAAGACCCTAGATACCTTGGTGATGGTGTGGGTGCGGGTCTGGTCGTCCCACTCCCAGCCGTCCGGGGCGATGTTGAAGCCCCAGCTCATGCGGTCGATGAGGCCGTTGGCGATGGCCTCGTAGAGGTCGCGGCCCTCCCGCGAGCCGCCAAGCTGCGCGCGCACGCGGATTCCGTGCTCGTCGCAGGCGACCTCGAGCGACCCGTTGCGCAGGCGCGCCAGCGGAGCGCCGTCGTGGTTGAGCTGGAATATCACGTCCGACATGTCCGCGCCAGCGAGCGCGTCGCGGCTGATGCGCTCGTAGACGGGGTTGTCGTCATAGTCTCGGTACAGCTCGTACGCGTCGTCGAAGGTGGTGGCGTAGCCCTCCACCGTGTATGCGCCCTTCTCGTCGCTTGTCTGGGGAACCGGCGCGAGGGCTGCCGCGAAGCTGCGGTACTCGCGCTGCTCCGGCTTGTAGGGCATGCGTGCCTCCTAGTTCTCGGGCTCGGTGTCGCCCGTGTCTCGCGCGTCGGTGTCGATGTATATCTGGTCGTCCCCGCCCAGGTCGAAGTCCTTGTACTCCTGCTGGGTGTTGGCCTTGACGGCGCCCTCGTCGCCGCCGGACTTGTACTTGACCAGCCCGGTGGCGGGGTCCACGACCACGTACTCGCCCCTGTAGAGGAATACGTCTCCGCCGGCCACTGGCGGCATCTGCAGGATCTCGCGGCTCTCGTTGACCGTCATGACCTGTCGGTCGAGCATGTCGCGGATCATGTTTCGCTTGGACGCGTTGGACGCGTACTCAAGCCTGTTGGCGGAGAACTGGATGCGGTTTCCCGCCGTGAGCTCGCGCCTCGTGTAGAGCATCCGGGAAAGGCCCTCGCCCAGCTGCACGGCGAACGGCTCGATGACGCCCTCGTAGAAAGCGCCCCACTGCTCCTCGGAGTAGTCGTTGGTGAGGATGTGCTCGTTCACGCCGAAGTAGGCGTAGACGACATCGTTGATGCGCTGCATCTCATCGGTGCTGATGACGTAGCCCTGCGGGTCGACCTGCTGCATGCTCTCATACGACTGGTCGTAGAGGAGCAGGCCGCTCTTGTTCTTGGCGGTGAGGTTGTCCTCGCTGAACTTCTCGCGCTTGGCCTCCACGTCCTCGGGGCGCACCATGGAGCCGACCTTGCCGATGAAGCGAATGGTCGCGCCGTTCTTTATGGAGAGCTCCTGCGCCTTGGCCTGCGCGTCCATGAGGTCGAGCGTGGGCGAGAGCGCGGCGTTGCCGCTGCCGAAGAAGTCGCTCTGGTACTGGAACTTGGTGAGCACGCAGACGTTGGCCAGCTCTATCGCCGCCGTGTCGCCGCTCTCGAACCAGAACCTTATCCACGCCTCGCCCGCGTACTCCACGACCTCGGCGCTCTCGCACTTGAGGGGCCACAGCCCCGTCACGTTCATCTGCTCGTCGTAGGCGGGCACGACGAAGGCGGTGGTGTCGGTCTCCAGGATGGTGGCCACGCGGTAGAGGAGCTGGGGCCATGTCATGTAGTCGTTGGGCATGTTCTCGATGGCCCGCCTGACGCGGGGCTTCGCCTGCCCAAGGACCTCCGGCTTGAGCTTTGAGCAGGAGCGCGCGATCTTCTCGACCGCGCTCCTGGTGAGCGCCTGCTCGTAGAGCGTGCCCGTGAAGGGCGCGAACGAGGGGGCGTACTCGGTGAAGCTCTTGTAGCTGGTGGAGGACTGCGCGACTTGCGCGTTGGGGCGGCGAAGGATGCTCGCTAGAAGTCCCATGCCCAGAACATAGCCCGATGCGACCGTCTGTCAAACCCCCCAATACTGGGGGCTATACGCCGTCGCTTGTCTGTGGTATGGGACTAGCAGTTGGCCAGGTACTCGTCCCAGTGGCGCATGAGCGCGATGTAGGCGTCAAGCTCGCACGCGAAGCCGTCTATGCGGCCGCTCGCGCCGTTGGCCTTGCACGGCAGGATGTTGTCGTTGCGGTCGGAGGTCACCGAGACGTTCATGCGGCACCACTGGTTGACGGGGTTGTCGTTGTCAACGATTCGGCCCGCCGCGAAGTCAGCGCGTATCTGCTTCATGGGCGCGGAGAGGGTCTTGGCGCCCTGGCGCACCTCCTCAAGCCGCTTCCTGCCCACGAACTGGCGGGCCATGTCCTGCCACGAGTCGTCGGTGAGGTGCCACGGGTCGTAGCCCAGCGCGAACGGGTAGACGTCAAGCTCGTCGCGCACCTCGGCCATCCACTCGAAGACAACGCGGTGGTCCACCTTGTTGCCCGGCACGATTCGTATGAGCCCCTGCCGCTCCCAGATGTCGTATGGCACGTTGTCGCGGCTCTTGCGCAGGCCGCTCCTCCTGTGCTCCTCCAGCGCGGCTTCGGGCAGCCAGTACATGGACAGCTCGTATATGCGGTCGTCATCGGGGCGCATCATCAGGCACTTGGCGGCGGTGAGGTCGATGGAGTCAGAGGCGTCGTAGCCGAACACGCCGTAGCGGAAGCCCATCTCGGCCATGTCGAACGTCTCGCGGTTGACGGCCTCGTCGTAGCGCAGCCACGCGCTGGCCTTGTTCTCCGGAATGTCCATGTCCTTCGTCATGAACGTCGGGAGGAATGACGGGTCCTGCTTGGCCTTGGCGAAGAAGCCCTGCAGTGTCTCCAGCTTCTTGATGGTGCCGAGCCCGGGGTTCGCCTTCACCCAGCAAGACTCGTCGGTCCACTCCGCGCGGTCGTCCAGCTCGTAGATGACCGGGAGGAAGTGGTCGTCCTCGACCGTGCCGTCGAGCCAACGCGAAGCGTAGTCGTACTGCTGGTCGAAGAAGTTGTCGCGCTCGAAGCCGTTGGTGGTGATCTCAACGATAAGAGGCTGGTTGCGCGAGGACGTGCCCTGCTTCAGCAGGTCGTACACGTCTCGATTGGTGATTGCCGCCGCCTCGTCGATCGCCGCGAAGTGAACGTTCAGGCCGTCGAGGTTCCTGGTCTGCGAGGACAAGGGCGTGAAGTATCCGCCGTTCGCGCGGTTTATCAGCCCGTCCTGCGCGCGGTCAGGGATGATGCCCTTGTGCAGGCGCTTCGCGAGCGCGGGGGACTGCCTGACCATGTTGAGCATAGCGCCGTAGAGGAGCGAGGCCTGGTCCTTGGAGGTGGCCGCACTGTAGCCCTGCGGCGCGCCCTCCCCGTCCTTCGTGATCATGTAAAGGCCGATGCCCGCCTGCTCGGTCGTCTTGCCGTTCTTGCGCGCGCGGACGTTGAAGACCTCGTTGAGCTGGCGCAGGCCGTTGTCGTCGACGAAGCCGAACGCGAGCTCCTGCCAGAAGAACTGGAACGGCTCCAGCGTGATTCGCTGGCCCGGCTTGCCCTGCGGGTTGCAGCAGAACGCCTCGATGAATCGGCCCGGCCTGCACGCGAGCACGGGGTCGTAGTGCCAACACTTGTATTTTCCCGACTCGACGCGCGGCAGCATGATCTCGCAGAGCTTGCGTATCTTCTCGCACGCGACGACGTCGCCGAACAACACGCCCTGCATGTAGCGCAGGCACTCGTAGCCATCCCGCTCGGGAGGCCTGCTAGAAGTCTGCAAACTCATCGAACGCCACAGACTCCTTCTCGTTGTCCTTGCAGAACTTCTTGATGGCCTGCGCCGTGGCGATGGCCTTTGGCACGAGCCGCTGGTAGGCCACGAAGTAGCGCGACTCCTCCTTGACGTCATGGCGGTTGTTCTCGCCGCCGCGCTCGGTCACAACGACCACACCCTCGCGCTCCACGTGCGCCTTGAGGTCGGCCATGGTGTCGATCATGAACACGTACTCGCGCAGCATGTCGCGGGCAAGCTCCAGGTTGAGCCCCGTGAGCGTGTCCACGAGCGCGGCCAGCTCCTCCACGCGGGCGTCCCCGCCCAATGTCGCCTTTGCCTTCTTGCGTGATGTCACCTCGGTACCACCCTTCCGTACTCGTCGAATGCCACGCGGGGAGCTGCGCCCTCTGGCGAGTGTAGCTCGGCGTGGCAGTCGCGGCAGACGCGCATGAGGTTTGAGAAGTCCAGCGCGATGGCGCGGTCACGGACGTTGGCGGGCGTGAGGTGCACCCTGTGGTGGACTATCTCCGCTGGCTTGAGCTGCCCGCGCGAGAAGCACCTCTCGCACATGCCGGGAGGGCATATCCTGCCGTCCTGCGCCGTCACGGGGAGCGCCATGTAGGCCGCGCGGGCGTGCTTCCACGCAACCGAGTGGTAGAACCCCTTGGCGAACTCCCTTGCCACGCGCGAGCCCCCTGCCTTCTGCCGCTAAAGTGCAGGTAAAATGCCCGTTTTTTCGTTTTTTCGCAAGCCCGAAGACGGCCAAAATCCAAAAACTCAAATCCGATTTTCGTAAAAAATCGACTCCCCGCGCCGGTCCCCCTCGTTCACGCAGCTCAGCATACCCCTGGGGGGTATAGTCTACGCATAAGTATGTGAACTGCTTCCACCGTAAGCCGCTCGTTGCTAGCGACGCTGGCGCGCGGCCGTCGCTAGCGGCGAGGCGCGACGCTAAGGTGCGAGGCCGCAGCCCGTACGGCGGCACGCCGTCACGGCGCCACCGTGCCGCGCCCACGGCAGCGGCCAGCCAACGGCGGCGAGGCGAGAGGGACGCGCCAGACGAGAGGGACGCGCGGCGAGAGGGACGCGCGGCGAGATCGTGGAGCGCGATAGCAGGTGCAAGCCCAGCACCACGGCAGCAAGACGCCCCCGCCGCGCAGACGGCACGGCAGGGGCGAGACGGAGCGGCACCGCTCCAGACAAGCGACGAGGGCCACGGACGGCCGCAGAGCAGAGCAGCGGCGCGCCTGGCGCCCCCGCAGCCAGACGGCAGCAGACAAGCGACGGGCCGGCTAGCCCTCCTGGCTCCCGCCCTCCCTCGCGGCCACAGAGCGCGGGGCCTCGATCGTGCCCACGACACGCCCCGCGCCGTCCAGGACGGCCAGGCGGTAGCCCAGCACGTCCGCCACGTCTGCCACAGTGGCCAGCGCCGGGGAGCGCGTGGGCGCGGAGACTGTGCGCACGTACTCCGAGGAACGCCCGAGCTCCTGCGAGACGCCGCGCATGCTAGCGCCGGCGAGGGCCACCAACTCACGTATGCACGTGTTGACCTGCATAAAGTCCTCCAATGGTAGGTTGAATCCCCATTGTACGCGCGCGTATGTAAGCCGTTGAATCCGTAACGTTCGGTATGTAGGAATTGTGGAGAGTGCGCCACAAACGTTGCGCGTCACAATCGTTACGCGCATTATCGGCACTAGCGACGCGGGGCGGGTGCCTCCGCCCCGCGTCCAGTCCAAAACCCCAGTTCAGAAGGGAAAAGAACCATGAGCGATTCTATCACAGTCGAGCGCCCGGCCTACCCGGAGGGCTACCGCCTCAACAAGCGCGACGAGTGGCGTTTGAGCATCATTCGCAACGCCTGGGACCTCGCCGCGATCGGCGGCCACGAGGTCACGGAAGGCCGCTACGACGAGGCGCAGGCGCTCTATAGGCGGCTCCGCATGTTCGCTAAGGCTGATTGGCGCTGGGGCGTCGAGGAGGACAACGACGCGCGCAACTTCCGCGACGGTCTCCCCACGGCGCGCCACGCCCGCAGGGGCGAGCAGATCGCCGCGCGCGGCAGGCGCATCGAGTCGGAGCTGCGCGAGTTCACCGGCGCTGCCGTCTCCCTCAAGTGGTACGGCGAGTGGGTCTCGCTCGTCGACGAGGACGGCCGCAAGGTCATCCAGATCGTGGACTAGAAAAGAGACGGCGCGCCAGTGTAGCCGCACCGGCGCGCCAGGCGATCCCCTCACACAACAAAGGAGAAGAAGATCATGAAAAAGCTTACAACATCCGCCGAGTTCGACGCGCTGCGCGCGCTCCTGGACGAGCAAACTACCTACGTCGTCGAGACCTCCCGCGCCAACTGCGACGCGATCCGCGCCCGCCGCGAGGCCTCCGAGGAGCGCATGTCGGCACACTCGGCGCTAGTCGCCGACAACTCGCCCGAGACCCGCGCGGCGTGGAAGTCCGCCGTAGCCGCCGAAAATGCCGCCTACGCCGAGGAGCGGCGTACCGGGATTTTCGCGCGATCCGCGAAGACGGCCGCAGAGAAGACATGCTACGCGCTCTTGGCGCGCCTGCTCCTCGACAACGCCGAGACGCTGCGCGGCGAGAATCTGCGCTACAAGCGCACACTTTCCCGCATCAACGCGTGCATGCCCGAGGAGGCGCGCGCCATCTGGATACAGTCGTACAGCTGGGGCGGTCGCCTCGATCTCTGCGGTAACCACATTCAGAGCCGAGACAACGGCTTTAACGTCGTCGAGGTATTTAACCCGGAGAAGTACGCCGACGCCCTGGAGTGGCGCGCGGCACATCCCGGCGCGCGGCCCGTGGAGATCTCAGCGCAGGTCGACGCCCTCAAGAGCAACGCGGCCGCACTGCGCGAGGCGCACGACGCGATGAATGCGGCGTTTAACGCGTTCAAGTCTGCTACCGCCGCTATCGACTTCGGCGAGATCCGCGGGGGAAGCCCGCGCGAGTACTTGGATAAGTGCAGGGAGGTTGCATAGATGAATCACGCCGCCTTCTGTGACCTCGTCACTGACTTTTTGATCATCTGGGGCGCGCTCTCGTTCGCCCGCACCCTCTCCCGTCTCATCTGGAGGTAACACCATGCCTAGAACGTTCAGCTTTGACGCGCGAGGCCGCTACTACCGTCGACACCGGGCGTTGCCCGTCGTTACGGGCGAGACCACGCCGGAGGGCGTGCCCGAACTCACCGAGCCGCAAAGCGCCTTGATTACCCGCTGGGGCTACCAGGGCGGCCCCTGCTATAGGCCGCATGACACCTACGTGACGCCGGCGGGCATCTGGTGCGAGATCCGCAGCGTCGCTACGGAGCTTGGAGAGGACGGCAAGCCCACGGAGTGGGCGCACGCCTTCCAGCCCATCCGCGACCGCTGGCTGAGGGACCGCCACGCCGCACAGACCGCCGAGGCGGGCGACGTTCCGCCCTGCCGCGTCCACGTCGTAAACGGCCGCGTGGTTGCGATCGTAGGAGCCGTGAACACGGCATTTGAGGGCGTAGACCTGCTGGCGGGCGAGGGCGACGAGTACGCCGCCGCGCTGCTGGCCGTGGCGTAGGGAGGTGGCAGCAATGGCGAGGGTTTGGACAAACGCCCGCAACCTCTGCGGCGAGGTCGACCCGCTGGAGTTCGCGAGCGACGACGGCGCGAGCCTCCACCCCGGCGGCTGGCCCGGCTGCCGTCGCGGGTGCTGGGAGGTGTGCGCGGAGGTGGACGGCCGCGCCGTGCGCCTTGCGGTCTACCCCGGCGAGACGGGGAGGACGCCGCAGGAGGAGGCGGACGAGCTGCTAGACCGACTCGCCGCCGGCTGGCGGCCCGTGAACTGGTAGCATCGTGGGCGCGGCACTCCATGCGCCGCGCCCTATCAATCCGGAGGTGATCGAATGGCCGCCTTGCTCCTCGTCCTCGGTCTGGCCGGCGTCGTGCTGGCCGCCGTGGCCGTCCTGCTCTTCCTCGCAAACGTCGGCGTTGACGTCTGGCTTTGGATCTGGCGCCACTGGCTCTAGGAAACCACGCAAAACGCAAAAAAGGCCCCTAGGCTCAATCGCCCGGGGGCCTTCTGCTGTCTCGGTCGTCTGGGGCCGCTGAGGACGTTCTAAGGCCACGCCCTCCGCCGTCGGCGCGGCCCGCCAGCCGCCCCGTCTCACGTCGGCGCCTCGGCTCGTAGGCATAATCACGCGCGTGCGTCCCCAAGTATGACCGTAGCGGCCCGCCGTGGCGCGTCCGGCATAATCACGCGCGTGCTCCCCGCATAATGGCGCGCGTGCTCCCCAGGAATGCGCGCTACTCGCCGGCGTGCGCCTCGGCGACCTTGCGCGCCACGATCTCGCGGGCAGAGGCGGCGCACGCATCGCACGCCATGGCGAGCTCCAGCAGCGAGCAGCCGCACCTCTCGGCGGAGTCGACGATGTCGGATATGAGCGCCGAGACGCGCGCCTGCGACGCCTCGCCGTATGCGGCGTCCAGGTCCTCGGCCGTGAGCTTACCGCCTGACATCCTATCCCCTCATCTCGTCGAGCGAGACGGCGCGCCCGAGCAGGGCGGAGAGCCCCTTTCGCATCGCCGCCCACGTGGCCACGTTGCCGTCTCGCTTGCCCGCGCATATCGCCGAGACCGTCTTCACGTCCAGGCCGGAAACGTCGGCGAGCCTCTTCTGGCTCACGCGGCTTGCGGCGAGCAGTGCCTTGAGCGCGCGTCCCCGCGTGCGGTCGGCAAGGGGCGAGTTCGGTGACGGGTATCCCATTCGCGCGTCTCCCTTCGATTTGGGAACTTTCTCGCGGATTATACCCGCCACCGAATCACGTGGACGATTTACATGGCGATTTGCATTTACGATTTGCATTTGCATTTGCGATTTATGCACGCGATTTGCATTTGCATTTGCGATTTATGCACGCGATTTGCATTTGCATTTGCGGTGGTGATTTGCAAATGATTTGCGCGGCGATTTGCGCGTCACCATGACGCGCGATTTCGATTTACGCGTCAGTCCCCGTCGCTTGTCTGTGGCAGGCCTCTACTTGCGCGACCACTTGCGGCAGCGCCTACAGTGCCGCCTGATCTGCTCGACCTCGCACTCGACTCTGATTGCGTCGAGGCTCTTCCTGAGCTGCTCCCACCTCCTCCATGCATTTGCGCAGGCAGTCGATGGCCTTCCGCGCGTCTGCCGCCGGGTCGCCCTTGCTCCACATGCGCCAGACGTACTTGAAGGCGCACATCCACCACCAGCGCTGCATCGCGGACTGCGGGACCACCGAGCGCTGCGCGGAGGCCGACTCCATGGCGCGGGAGCACGTGACGATGCCGTCTCCGGCGTAGTGCCCCGGCGTGTCGCACTTGCGATGCTCCGAGCCGCGCCACAACCGCAGCTCGGCGCGCGCAAGCTTGTTGTCAAGGCGAAGCTCGCGGATTGTCTTTCGTGCCCTGCGCAGATGGTTGGCGGTGACGATGTGGAGCCACTTGGAGCGGGCCACCTGCTCGGCAGACCACTCGTCGGCGACAGAAAGCTTGCACTCGTACGCGAACGTCGCCGGCTTCTGCTCGCTGTTCTTGCTCCCGCGCCTGAACGAACTGTCTGCAAGCTCTCGTAGCTGCCGCCTTGTCAAAACGAACTTCTCGTCTGCATTGCCCACACGCAAGAACTCGAATTCGCTCATGGTTCCCTCTTTTTGTCGTGCTTGTAGTCGCGCTCGCACCCTTCCTCGATGAACCCAGCGACGTAAGCGGCGCACTGCGGGCAGAGGTAGAGCCTCCTGGGCTCCTTGAGGCCCCAGAACACGACCTCGGCCCATTCCGTCAACTGCGTCTCGTCGTCGGATACTCCGCACGAGTCGCACGTCGTGACCTCGAACCTGCTCACTCTGCCACCTCCCGAATCCTCTCCCCGCACCACGGGCAGAACTCGGCCTCGACCCTGACCGTCGCGTCTAGCGACCTACAGAATCCACTGCGCGTGAGCGCGACATCCCCAATTCTCACGTTAACGAACGAATAATCTCCAATCACCGTGCAGTAGCTCCCGCTCGGAGTCTTTTCGCAGACGTGCGAACCCCCGGATATCATTCGACCACCTCCTTCCCACAGTTCGGGCAGTAGTGGTACTCAGAGATGAGGCCGTCTGGCGATACGACAACCGCGTCGCAGCTATCGCCACCGAGAGAAAGCACGCGGTGGCCGCAGCGTGAGCATTTAAAAGCCTCATGGTCGAAGTCGCTTACGTCCTCGCACGTCGGGCGGTCTATCAGGCCGGCCAGCACGGCGTAGACCGTCTCCTCAGCGTCGTGCATGTACTTCCCGCTGATGCTCACGCCGACGGCTCCCGCAATAACGTCCAGCGCGTCGACGTGGCGGTACTCGCCTGCGGCCGCACGGCGCAGCTCGTCGACCGCGTCGTGCCGTTGCTTGCTGCTGCCGTCGTATGGATCGGCTGAGTTCCTGCACGTCGGGTGGTCGATTAGGTCGGCAAGCTGGTAAGGGAGCCGCAAAATCCAGTTGGTAAGAAACATTTGATTCGGGAAAACGCTGCTGAAAATGTGCGTGAGCACGGGCTTGCCGAACGGAGCCGTGAACTCTTCCGGCTTCTTGCTGCGCAGCCGCTTCGCCACCTCTCGGCGCTCCTTGTCGCTAGTCATCAATAAACGCCACGCCCTTTACCCTGCCGTTGACGCCCCTTAAAAGCTGCAGTCGGACGCCGCAGACGGGGCAGAACCTAAGCTCGCCCACGTGACGAGGTCTCTTGTTTGGGTCGGTCATAAACTTGCTCTGCGTGCGGATACCGCAACGCGGACACGTGACGGATCTAGCCATCGCTTTACCTCCTCGTGACTCTCTCAGAAGACGTCCCTAGACGTGCGCAAGACCGCATCGCTGCCGGTCAGCATCGACCAGAGCAGACAGGAGGTCGAATCCTCTCTCAGGCTTGAGCGGCCTTGCATCCTAAGGTCGTATCTCAGACGGAGGGACCCTCCGTTGTCTGGACAGAAAACCTGCACGCCGCGCGGCAGAAGCTGCCTATCGTGCAGCTTGTCCTGTGCCTTCTCGAGGAACTCAGCAGCCATGCCGACGCTTGGCATGGTCAGCTGCTGCCAGGCGTCGACGCACATGGAGTTGAACTCTCTTGCGAGACTTCTCACAGCGCCCTTCCTGACGAAGCACAGGCCGAGAGTCCTTCCGGAACCCCAGTCGAAATGCTGCTCCCTGTACATCGGGATGCAGAGCGCCACATCGTCATCGTCGAAGTCTCTAGCCTCTCGGCGCGATATGGCGTCGTAGTCGCTGACGTTAAACAGCAGCGTCAGGCGGGACGGAACCTCCTCGCAGTGGAAAATGGCGTTTTCGTGATAGAAGTTGCTCACCACCCTGCTGACGTATCCGTCGTACTCGCCGCTCCCAAGCTCGGTGATTTCTCTGACGGAAGCCTCGTCCAAAGTCTCGCCCGGCTTCATTGACGGGGAACCCAGGTGGTACGTGTCGATGAAATCCCACCCGTAAGACGTCTTGACCGGGACCATGATGCCGTAACCTTGGTTGTTGTCACAGCGGTACGCATACACGTCTCCAGGGCGGATGCAGTTATCGCTCATCGCTCGTCCTCCTTTTCGACCACCACATGGCACGTAGAGCTGATAACGGCGCGGCGGTTCCATGCGGCTATGACAGCGCCGTCTGAGCTTTCGTCCCACCCGTAGAAGCCAAAGTCCGACGCCCACCTCTCGGAGCGTATCTCGTCCTTCCAAGCCTTCGAGCAGTTCGGGCACTCGATGGTGATGCCACCGTCGGACCCGTCTCTGGTGACCATCGGAGTTCCGCCGCAGAACGGGCACGGCATCAGCTCAACGAACATCTTCTCCCCCTAGTCTTCGAACAGCTCGTAGACGTTGCAGTTTTCGTAGTCGATTCTGAACCTGCGGCCGCCCTGCTCCTTCGTCTCGGTGCCCTTCGACCATTTCGTCCACCAGGCGTTGTCGTTGTAGCCGCTCCACCTGAGGTTAATGAAGTGGCCAGGCATGCCCTCGTCGTACTCGTGGAACTCCCAGAAGAGGTCGTTTCCTAGCCTCTTGTGCTTCGCCTGGCCCAGAAGAATCTCAGTCATTCTCGGCCACCCCCGCGAGCGCCTTGGCGCGGCGCACGAGGTCGCTGGTCATCGCCGCGACATGTTCGTCACGTACGGCGATGATGCCGCGACCCTCGACGTACTCGCGCGGCACCTTTCTCGCGTCCTCCTCCAACTTCTCCCAGCTGTCTGGCTCGGAGAGGTAAAACCAGTCGAGATTGAAGAAGTCCTTCCTGTCGAACGTGACGACCCAGCGGCCGTCGAATCCGATGAGCTCCACGTCCAGCGCCTCGCCGTCGCCGGCGTAGAGCTTCTTCGTCAAAAGCGGCACAATCTCCCCGTCCGCGCTCATGGGAGCGGGGACGCTATCGAACCAGTTAGCCATTGCTATTCCTCCTTCTCATAGAGCTTCATGAGCACGAGCGCCAAGAGCATCGGCTCCAATTCCATCGGCCGCCCTTCTGCGAGTGCCACGACGTTGCGCAAGACCCACGCGGCCGTGATGATGAGCCAGAGCATCCTCAGGGGTCGGTTGCCACTCATCGTTCGGCTCCATTCTCGACCACCCTCGCGCCGCAGTTGGGGCAGTACTCGTAGACCACGACGACCTCCTCGTCCTCCATGCCCATCCCCTAGTCCTTCCATTTCAGATGGCCCCCGTCCTTCTCTCGCAGTGCCTCCAGTCCTTAAGGCGCGCTATGCCTTCGCTGTCCGCTAGGTCAAGCGCCATGTCGCACATGCGCTCGGCGTGCGTGGCCGTCACGTGCATGTGGCCGGCTACTTCGTCCCACGGCTCAAGCCACAGGAAGCGGCGGCACAGCACCTCGGCGTACCGGTCGCCGAACCACGCGCCGACTCCTCCGGCCACCTCGTGGGCCTCTGAGAGCAGGCGCTCGCACTCGCGCATCACCTTCGGGCGCTCCGCGTCCATGTCCACCACGCTGTCGACGTGGCGCATGGCGTCGAGCACGCTTCCGTGGCTGGAGCTCTCCCAGCTCCTTGCGCGAAGGCCGCACTTGGCAGCCTCGCGCTCGCGTCTGAGGTCGTGGTCTCGCATCTGCTGGGCCGCGTCCCTGGCGGCGCAGAAGTACTCTCGCGCCGTCATCGGCCCCGCCATCGCATGGCCTCCCTGACCTCGGCGATAACGTAGAGCACAACGTTGGTGACGCCCGTCACCAGCCAGGCTGCGCCCATGAGCGTGGTCTCCACGGACGGCGCGGCCAGGAGCTCGCACACGGTGAGCCCGATGAAGGCAAGGAGTATGCACACCCTCGCGCACTGCTGCTCCGTCACTTGTCTGCACCCCCCTCGTCCACGTATCGCCACTTGCGGCCCCGGTAGGTGCCGCCCGTCCTGCACGCGTGGCTGATGCAGCTCTCGGCGCTCACCGCGCCGGAGACGGCAAGCGCGGCGTCCCTCACGCTCGGCCACTCGTTGCCATCGGAGTCAGCCACCGGGCGCCTGCGCGGGTGGATGGTGTAGAACCTCTCCTCGCTCATCGCCCCGCCCCCCATTCGTTGCTTGCAGCCTTGTCAGCCATTTCAAGACCCCATTTCTCGCATGTGACTTTCAATCATCCGAAGAAGCCGCCCGCCCAGAGGATGCCGAACGCGAAGACCGTTCCCCAGAACGTCGTCCAGACACTCCTCTTCGGCTGCTCCTCGCCGTTGTGGACGGCGGCGTAGACGACGTTGAAGGCGGCGAGGAAGAGCCAAACCCACTGCGGCCAGCCGAGGTTCACGGTCACGCTCACTCGCCCACCTCCATGTTCGCGGCAAGCTCGTCTGCGATCTGTTCGGCGCGCCCGATGGCGCCCTCGAGGTCGTACTCTCCGGGATCATCGAGCACCTCGTGCTCATAGACCCAGCGCAGCGCCTGCGCCAGCGACTGGAAGTAGCAATCGCGGCCGAACCACTTGGGCTCGGTGCTGCGGGTGCGACCATTGTTAGCGTCGGCGCTGCGGAACTCCTCAAGCTGCCAGTTGCGCTTGTCGTACCGCGCGAGGCGGTGCCTTCCCATCGTTATGATCATTTAGGTTCGTCCAATCGTCAGTAATGCCCCTCTCGCGTCCGCAGCCGGTCACCACGCCGCGATTTTGGCCATTCGCTAGTACTTGCCCACAGCGCGTTTCGCAAAGGCTCAAATCGCGCTCTAGACGTTCTTATGTTTCCAGCTTGTTTCGGGCTTCATTAGGAGGCTCTCGCGGGCCAGGGCGCGCCGGACGGCATCCTCGGTGATCCCGTAGCGCTCCGCTATCCAGCGCACGGCGTAGCCGCGCCTCCTCCAGGCTGCGATCGCGGAGTTGAGCCGCAGCCTCTCTCGGTCGAGCGTCACCTCGCGCACACCGCCTCCGGCACTCTGACGGCCACGCTGGCGTTGCCAGTCTTGCTGCCGAGGAACCGGCGCATGCCGGACGGGCTCGCCATGAACTGGATGCTGTCGGGCGTCACGCCCAGCGCCTCGCAGCACTCGCGGATGGTGCCCACGCAGGTCACCTCGTCGCCCTTGTAGCAGACGTAGGTCGCGGTGTCTGTCTTCGCGTCGCTCACAGGCTCCTCACCCCGCCTTCCCAGCCGCAGCTCTGCGCGAGCTGTCGCAGCCACGCCGCCCACTGCGAGGCGGCCGCCCTCGGGCACGCCACGGTCACGTCCACCCCGCCGCCGCTAGCCCGCAGCTCGCAGCGCGTCTCGGGCGCCTCGCGCCCGCTCATGGCCACGTACTCCTCGGGCGTGATGTAGCTGCCGCACGCGCGCCCGTTCGCTCGGTACGCCTCCAGCAGTCCGTCCATTCCGTCCTGCTTGCGCGAGAGCACGCCGCCGATGGTCTCTGGCTCGCTCACTCGCAATCACCCCCATTGGTGTCCCTCTGCCCCGGGATCGGCGGCAGGTCCTCCAGGCGCGGAGGGGCCGGGCCCCAAGGGCCGGCTCCCGCAGCGCCCCCCTCTTCTTCTTGAAAAGAAGAAGAGACATACCTACTTACGTTCGGAACTGTGTTCGGAACACGGTTCGGAACTGTGTTCGTCTTCGATGTTGAAAACTCTTGCTTCTTGGACTTCTTGCGCCTGGACTCGCCGCTCTTCACGCCCTTCGCGCGGGCCACGTCGTAGAGCCGCTTGGACTCTGCGGCCTGGTCGGCGACGAGGGTGAAGCCGAAGCGCTCCATGTCGCTGGAGAACTTCGGCTCCACGCCGTCGAAGACGTAGGCGCAGAGCTTCTTCATGAAGCTCCCCGCCTGCTCGTCGCTCATCAGGCAGATGGCGCTGTAGTAGCTGTGCCAGAACTTGAAGCCGTCCGAGTTGGTTCCCGCCGCCATCCGCCGTCAGCCCCTAGAAGGGGACGTCCTCGTCGTACAGCGCCGTCACGGGTACGGGCGCGGGCGGCGCCTGCACGGGCGCGGCCTGCTTCTCAAGGTACTCGCGGTCCGCGTCGGAGAGCGGCAGGGTCTCAAGCAGCTGCGCGTCAAAGTCGCCCGCGATGACCTGCTTGCACGGCAGGGCGGCGGCGAGGTCAAGCTGCTCGCGCTCCTGGCCTGCGCTCTTTCCGCGACGCGACACGTACTTGCGATGGCGGATGACGAACCCGACCCACTTGCCCACGAGCGTCTGCTCCGCGCCGTCAGCGTCCACGTACCGGAAGCCCTTGTTCTCCTCGGTCTTCTCGCAAGCCTCGACGAGCGCCTTGTAGCGGCTCCAGCCGAAGTCGCTGGTGAGGTAGTAGCGGAACGTCCACCTCCAGCTGCGCTCGGGGTCGCACACGTCCTCATGGTGCGGGAACGTGCGGGTCTTGGGGTCGTAGATGTCGTAGACGATGCCGAGGTAGCCCTTCTCCTCCTCGGTGTGGTCCTCGACGGCGGCGATGCGCACGACGTAGCCGCCCGCGGGCAGCATGCCGCTGCCGCCGTTTGACGCCTGGATGTCCCCGAAGTTTCCGTTAGCCCTCAATGTCTTCCTCCGTCTGGTCGGTGCCGAACTCCGGCACGTCCTCCACTACCTCCTCCGCAGGCACGGGCTGCGCCTGCGGAACGTCCTGGATCTCGGTGCGCTCGTAGGTGCCCTCGAACAGCCCCGGGTAGAGCTCCCGCAGCGCCTGCACCTTCGCCACCTTGCAGATCATGGTGGCGGGCTTTGACTCCCACATGCTGTTGTGCTGGTCGTACTCGGCCATGGAGACCTTGGCCACGCTCGGGCGGCTGCGCCCACGGTCGTAGGCCTTGGCCCACCCGCCGACTACGCGCTCGCCGGGGAACGCGACGCAGCCCTCGCGGTCGCAGGCGCGGCCCTCGCCGTTGATGACGGTGATGCCGCTCTCCATGCCGTCGTAGCCCTCCTGCTGGGCTGCCACGCGCTCGTAGTAGCCCTTGGAGACGATGACGGTGGCCTTGCTCTTGAACACGGTGAGGTAGCAGTCGCCCGCGAGCGGGTTGAGCCTGCGCGCCTGGCACGTGGCGATGAACTGGCGCATCTGGCGGTCGCTGATGCGGTCGCCCGACGGCACGAGGTCGCGCATGACGGTCTCGGCCGACAGCTCCACCGTGGTTCCGTCCTGCGCCTCGTACTTGGTGATCTCCATCAATCCTCCTAACTTGTATGATTCATCAGAACTTGTAGCTCTTCTCGGCTTGCCCGCACTCGCGGTAGGTGCCGTGGGCGGCTGAGAGCCTGGCGCACGCCATCACCTGGCGCATGAAGGGCTCGTCCACCGCAAGAAGCTCCACGGGGCGCGGGAAGGCCACGTAGGCCACATCTGGGTCATTGGTGGCGCTGATGGTGCCGCGCATTCCGTTGGCTATGAGCGTGGCCATGAGGCCGCACTGGTCGAGGCCGCGTGCCCACATGCCTGAGACGGGTGGGTCCAGGCGCACCAACCACGGGTGCGGCACGTACGCACCCTCGCGCATGGCCGCGATCTCGGCCGCGAGGCTTTTCCTCTCGGCCACTAGTCGGCCCTTATGAGCCGAGCCAGCTCGTCCAGGTCGATGGTCACCCAGTGGTCGTCTGGCTCTGCCATGAGGCAGCGCATGCCGACAGAGACGTTGCAGAGGTCTCCGATGGTGAGGTCGACGCGGTTGCGGCCCATCGTCGGGCTCTTCGCGTCCCCTCCGCACCCAGGCTTGTGGATTACCAGGACGGCGAAGTCGGCGTCCGCGTTGTCTCGCTCGGCCAGCGTCTGCCGCCTCCACTCCTCCACGTCCGCTCGCCCGTAGCGCTTGTAGCTCTTGCACTCGGCTATGCCCGCAAGGCCGTGGGCGTAGATGCCGTAGAGGTCCCCCATGTCATGAGCCCCGTGGAGGGCGCGCCGCTCGATGGTCGGCTCGTCAAGTGCCAGCCTGAGCCAGCGTGCCACCGCCGTCTCGAAGGATGTGCCGCGTGCCTTTGACTTGTTCACAACTCCACCTCCTCCGGCGGGATCTCGTCCGCCATCGCGATGCGCTCGCCGCCTCGATGCCGCTGAACAGTGACAGGTAGTCCACGCTAGTCACCCGCGAGGAAGCCCGCGACGGCCTGCGGCAGCTGCGGACCGAGAGCGTTGGCCACCTTGTTCTTGTCAACGCGCAGAGTCGTGCCTAACCAGTGCGACGGCTCCATGTGGCCCACCATCGCGCAGCCGTCTGGCACCACACCGTCGGCCATGCACAGCTCCATGAGGTCGGGCACGGCCTTGGCTATGATCTGGTCGAGGTACTCCGCCCCGTCCTCACCCATGAGCCACGCCCTGAGCGCGTCGAAGTCGAGCACGTCTAGCTGGTTCACCTGCACTGGCTTGGAGACGCGGGCGCTGAGCGTTCCCACCTGCTCGCCGTTCACCAAGACGCGCTGGCGGTCGGTGCCGCTCTCCTCGTACATCTGGCGCAGGCGGTCGTCGCACTCCGTGCGCAGGTTGGGCGCACCGTGGGCGCCTCCCCTCGGGTTGGTCATCTCCCGCGCAGCCTTGATGATCGCCTCGGCGAGCGCGAGCTTCGCGAGGTCGTCGTTCTGCTCCGTCACTTGTCTGCCCTTCTCTCGAATCCCATCTGGTTGCAGCACGCCTGGCAGTCGTCGTCCAGCCACACCACGGCTGGCATGTCGGCGTGCCACGTGCATATCCCGCAGCTGGCCTCAAGCGCGGGCCTGAGCGTGCCCGCGAAGTCGAAGCAGCTGCTCTCGGTGTCCTTGAGGCAGTACATGCACTCGCCGCACGTGCCGCCGTCCCTCTGGTCGGGATCGCCGAAGCACTCTCGCTCCCACGTCCCGTAGCTTCCGCCGCTCATGCTCCCGCGCGCTCCTTCCCGTCGTCATGGCCGTCCGTCGCGTCACCCTGCTGCTGGGCCTTCCACTCGCGGAACATGTCGGCTATGAAGCGCGCCGCCATCCGCTGCTCGGCACTGAGGTCATCGAACTTCATCTGCCGCTCCTCTCGGCTGTGGTCACATTCACCTACATCACGTCCCAGTGGCCGACGGCCGCAAGGGCGAGGGCGAAGATGGCGAGCAGCTGCCACAGCTGCGGCTCCCACTCGAAGAGCACGAAGTGCAGCGCGCGGTCTGCCATGTCGAAGGCCCTTTCTGCTAAAGTCATTGCTGACCTCCTTTGGTCGGAAGCCACTCCCATGTCTTGGCGGACGGGGTGGCTTTTCTCTTGCCGCGAAGCCACGGCACCGATGGCAGCTGAGGGGGTCTCGGCGCGTGCATGCACGCCGGCCCCATGGGCCGGAATCGCGCCGACAGCTGCCACCGGTGCAGTGGCTCAAATTGATGAGGAATGGCGTTTTCTGTAAATAAGGGGCCGATTTTTGCGGGCTACCCACGAAAAAGAGGCCTTTTGTCGCATGAAATGGTCCCCGCGGCAGGATTCGAACCTGCGACCTGCCGCTTAGGAGGCGGCCGCTCTGTCCGCTGAGCTACGTGGGGGTTGTCGGGCGGCTCCTCCTGACCGCCAGGGAGCCGCCCTAAGCTATATCCGCCCTTGGGTGACCAGCCGGAAAAGTGAGTCCCCCTCGGACTCCCGGACGCATCCGGGTCGTTCCACGAGCGCGCCGCGCCACCAGCTTTCCAGCCGATTCCTCCGCTCAGCGAAGCTGGCAGCGTGGCACGCTCGCGTTTGGCGTGCACGCCATGGCGACGGCTGTTGGGGGCACCGCGGGCGCGGAGAGGAGTTGCGCCCATTGGCTTTTCCAGCCGCCACCGTGGCGTGCACGCCGCGTCTCTTGTCTGTCTAGTTCATGCGAATGCGCATCACGTGCGGTAGAATCGGCATCAGGTGCTCGCGAGCTCTCCCACAGACACGCTCAACTCATGGGAGGTGGTCACGTTGACCAAACTTTTGGGCACCTGGTCTCCATTCGGGCGGTGAGCCGGAAGCGCGTGGACTGCGCAAAGTCACCGCCGATAAGCCGGCTCTGCGAGGCCGGACGGCGAGCGGACGGAGTGATCCGCTATGACCCGTGCCATGGAGAGAAAAGTCCCTCGGAGGGCAGCCAGGCGTCGCAGTGCCGAAGCCGCCCTCCCCGCATCTGCCTCATCTGCCGCACGTGACGCGCACTCGCCCGTGCTACCACCCCAGGAGGTCGTTAGGCGTCACGCCCAGCGCACGCGCGATGGCGCACACCTTGTCCGCGCTGGGCATGTAGCGCCCGTTGCGGTACTTGTACACGAGGTCAGCCCTGACGCCAGACCTGCGCGCCAGCTCCGCGCTCGTGACGTTCCGCTCCTTCATCAGCTCCCGCAGGAGCATAGAGAAGCGTTCGGTCGTGAGTTCCATGTGACACCTCCTGTGGCGTCTCGTCTCTTGTCTGAGCCTTTCCAGAGCAGGCACCGCCACGCCGCCACCGGTACGGTCGCCGCGTCCAACATGCGGTTGCTTGGCTTGCTATGTGCGGCGGCGGGCAACGCATGAACCCGCATACCGTTACGCCGAAGGTGGAGCACGCCGATGGTCGGCGTGGCGGCACCTGCTCTGGTTGTTACTTGTGGGCTTCTTGCTCTGCGAGAAGCCCGAATCGCCTATTCACCATGACTGCACTGGCGCGGTCCTGCCGCGTAGCTAACTGCATGTCGTCAATGTCACGTTTTCGGCATAGAGGTGGCCACCAGGCGGGTCTCCCCGTCTGCCGTTTGGTGGTCCTTGTTGTGCTTTGGTCTAGTCGTTCAACCCAAGAAGCTCGTCAGTGGAACAGCCGAGACAACGCGAGAGTTTGGCGACCGAAGCAGCGTTTGGTATCGAGCGCTGACTTTCCCATGAGGAGATTGCTGCTGGCGAAAAGCCAGAGGCCTTGGCAAGCTCCTCCTGGGTCTCGAACCCAAGCGAAATGCGCCTAGCCTTGACGTTCCTCGCAAAAACAGCCGCATCGTAATCCTTAGCCACTTTTCAACCTCCCTCAAACTATGCGGCATGGAAACTTATCTTTCCGTCCACGCCAGCTACCTTACGACAACTTTTCTTTCCGTGCAACACAGGAATGGAAATTTTTCTTACCGCTGTGGTATAAATGAGCCAACGTCGAAAAGGAGACGAGATGGCAGAAATCAAGGTGAGGTTGCGTGTCCGCGAGGCTCGCGAGGCCAAGGGGATTACGCAAGACGAGCTCTCTGACGCCATCGGCATTTCACGCCAGTCGATAAAGAAGTGGGAGCACAACCAGACGATGCCTAAGATTGACGTTCTGGTGCGCGTTGCAAATTACCTTGGATGCACCGTCGAGTCTCTTTATGACATCGAGGCGGAGTGACGTTTTTAGCGTTATATCACCATCTCTGGTATCGCGCTGAGAGCACCACAGCGCTTTACCTGCGGTTTCGCAAAAAGGCACGGATGACAACCCCCCCCCAAGGCGAATTTGGGACATTCGTCCCAAGCGAATTCAGGCGGCTGGATGTTTGTACCAACCGCAGGCCGCAAGTCTATTTTTTGGCACTACGTGTCGCGGATGGGCGGCATGAGGCCGTCTCCACAGAGTCGCGCGCGCTTGTAAAACGTTTTGAGAGAAGGAGAGGGAAATGAAAGGGAACGTCGCACTAGTCGCACTTGCCGTTGCGCTCTCACTTGGAATGGCGGGATGCGCAAAGACTATCAGCGGAAGCGTTGAATCCGTGGTTAGCGCAGCCCAGGAGGTTTCAACTGACGAGAAGGTCAATGTCGAGGTCACGGGAGAGGTCGCAGGTCCAGGCAGCGAGTCATCGAGCGGCGGGTGGACCTTGTCGCTCAACTCTGGAAGAGACTTTGTCTACTGCTCCTTTGACAGCAAGCCGAATCTCACGATTGGTCAGCGCGTGACGATATCCGGGCAGTTAAGTACCGGAACAATCAGCGATAACAGCGTGTTTCTGAGGAACTGCAAGGTCAAGTAGCGAAACGTCACCAGGCGATGCAAACGGGCATCGTCTGGGAATGTGCTTGCGGGCCAGCTTGGAACGGGCACGAGGTGAGGTGAAGAATGGCAAGGAGGAGGCGCTGCGCGATATACGCCCGCTTCTCAAGCGAGAGGCAGCGCGAGGAGTCCATCGAAGACCAGGTGCGCGTGTGCCGCGAGTGGGCGGCGCGCGAGGGCTGGGAGGTTGCGGCGACCTACGCCGACCGCCACATAAGCGGACGCACGGACCGCAGGCCCGAGTTTCGCCGCATGGTGGCCGACGCCGAGGCGGGCGCGGGCTGGCAGGCCGTGGTGGTCTACAAGCTCGACCGCTTCGCCCGCTCCCGCGCGGACAGCGCCCGCTACAGGATGCGCCTGCGGGCGGCCGGCGTGCGGCTGCTCAGTGCCACGGAGGCGATACCGGACGGCCCCGAGGGCATCATCATGGAGGGCGTGCTGGACTCCTTCGCCGAGTACTACAGCGCGGCCCTGGGGCAGAACGTCAGGCGCGGCATGCACGGCAACGCCCTCAAGCACAAGGCAAACGGCGTGCTACCCATGGGATACGCCGTCGACGCTGCGGGCGGCTACGAGCTCGACCCGCGCGAGGCCCCGATAGTGCGCGGCGTGTTCGAGATTGTGGCCGCGGGGAAGGGCCGCAAGGAGGCCCGCGACTGGGCGAACGACCAGGGCCTGCGCACGCGCAGGGGCAACGAGCTGAACTACGACTCCGTAAGGAGGATGGTCATGGACGAGCGATACAGGGGCGTCTACCACTTCGGCGACGTGAGGGACGAGGGCGGAATGCCGCGCATCGTGGACGACGCCACGTGGTACGAGGCCAACGACAGGCTGGCGCGCAAGCCCCGCAGGTACTCGTTCCCGCTGTCCGGCAAGCTCTGGGACGCGCAGACGGGCAAGCCATTCAGGGGCACCGCCGGGACGTCAGGCACGGGCAGACGCTACCTCTACTACAGCGTGCCGGTAGGCGCCGGCCACGAGTGGCGCGTGGCCAAGGAGCTTGTGGAGTCCACGGTGAGGGACGCGCTGGCCGAGTGCTTCGCGGACCCGTCCACCGCCGGGACGCTGGCCGAGTGGGCGCACGCGGCGATGGTCGAGGAGGCGGGCGTCGACACGTCCGCGATCGAGGCAGCGATCGCGGACGCGGAGAGGCGCAGCGCGAACATCCTGAGGGCCATAGAGGCCGGAGTGGTGCCCGACGGGGCCAGGGAGCGCATCGAGGCCCTGCGGGAGGAGAGGAGCCGCCTCACGGCCCGCCTGTCGCGCGCGAGGGCGTCTGTGCCGGACGTGGAGGAGATAAGGGAGTTCGTGACCACGCAGCTCTACCGCCAGGCGGGCGACAGGCTCATGGAGGACCTGGTTTCAAAGGTGACCGTCGACCGCGAGAGGGGCGCGGTAGACATAAGAATCCCCTGGAGCGCAAGGCTCTCAGGGGACTCTGGATCGGAGACCTTCGAAAGAGAAGTTCTCCGAAGTCGCGTATGGTGGGCGTTACAAGATTTGAACTTGTGACCTCTTCCGTGTCAGGGAAGCGCTCTCCCCCTGAGCTAAACGCCCGAAGCTTGGTGACTCGCTGCTGGGGTTGCAGCAAGGGATAGATTACAGGAGTCGTCAGGGCAGCGCAAGAACTTTTTTTGAGAGAATCTGCCGCAAGCCGGGCGCGAGCCGGACGCGAGCTAGCCGCGCTTGATCCAGGAGGACTCCGGACGGCAGATCAGACGCGCGTTGTTGTAGGCCATGTCCAGCGTGAGGCAGGTGCGCGCCGAGTAGAAGCCGTCCTCGCGCTGGATGGTGAGCGCGAGCTCGGGCTTGTCTCCCGTGAGACACAGCGGCAGGAGCAGCTGAATCCGCCCGTTGTAGAACTGCGGAACGGCAAGCGTGTAGTTGGCTGCCGCACGGCGCGCCGCCTCCACCACGGCGCCCTCGAAGGCACGTCGCAGCAGCAGGGAGTTCTCTTCTCCCTTGAGGCTCGCCGGGATGCGCGTGAGGTTGCGCTCGTCCCCCAGGATGTGGTCGATGTTGGAGCGAATGGGCAGGCGGTAGTCAAAGACCAGCTCGGACGGGTCCTCGGCAAAGCGCACACGGCAGGGCAGGTACTCAAACGAGAGCAGCGCCGGGTCGCTCTCCTTGAAGAAGCCCTTGAGGAACCACCTCTGGCGAGCATCCTCGCGCGTGTTGGGCTCAAAGAGCGCGTAGACGGTCTCGTAGCGGCGGGTGTAGAGGCCGGTGTTGAAGAGGCAGAGTCCCTCGTCAAAGACGATCGGCAGGGCCGAGGGCGCGGCGGCCGTGGCGTGGTCCCG